GACGGGTTTAACGAAACAGCACGCCGTGCTTTTGACACTGCTCTTAAAACCACACTAGACACTGGCAGAGGCTCGGGCGAATCTCAAATAGATCGCCGCTTTGTTGATAATGTAAAAGGTGAGATGTTTGATTGGATAGCAGTAACGCCGAACCCCAACAGGGCCACTGGGTTTGTTGGCATTGGCGATGATGCCCAAAGTGAGGTCGCCTTTCAGCAGGAAGTTCATAGAGAAATTGGTAATATGTTTAATGACGATCGAGGCGAAGATCGTGCTGAATATGTTAATGCGCTAGTATACAGATTAACTAACGACAGTGAATTGTTAGATCCTGAATTTAGAGAAAAAGCAATTAATAATCTTAAAAGAACTTATGTTAAGTATAAGGCGCAAGAAGATTTCCTTAGCAGTCAAGATGGCAACGATACTTTATACTATGGATTTGATGTCAACGATCTAAAATCTATGGACATAAGCCAAAAAAGTCAAAGCTCTTTTGATATTTCTGGGTATATATTTTATACACTACAACTACTAACCCAAGTAGTACCGAACGCTATTCAAACGCACTCAACTAAGCAAAATGTAATTAACGCTAATAAGCCAGTTAGGCTTTCGAAAGAAAGCTTAGATCAGCAAGCAGCAGACATCACTACACGATTATCTCAAGGCGAAGACGCTTCGAAAGATCAAATTGCAGCAAGAGCAGCAGCCGGTGCTGAGGAATTAGCCAACCGCGATGAGATAAGAGACACAGCTCGACAGACTGCTGAGCGAGAACAAGAGCGTCGTAGGACTATTGCTGACCAGCTAAAAACATTTAAAGAAATCGAAGCTAATACTACAAGTAACGAAGCAGCGTTTGACGCTGTAGTTGATATGCTTGACAAACTAATAAGTGACGTTGAAGCAGATGTAGTTGGGACATCGATTAGTTCGTTAGAAAACTTACAAGCAGTTCTTGACGATGAGTACACTAAGCAGGCACAAATTATCAGTAATAGCATTACTGGCAAGGAAGAGTTCGAAGCTCTTGACGAAAGACTGTATAATGTTATAATTCAAAAACAACAGCAGTTTGTTCAAACAATTGACGAAGTTAACAACACACTAAAAGACCAAGCTAGCGGCGAAGATGAAGATATAAACATAGACTACGTGCTAGGCATTGACACTGCTAAGTTTAGAGCAGATATTGATGCGTTTTCTACAGTAAAAAATATGCCTAATGACTTTATCTCTTCGGCAACTAAGCGCATTGAACAGATTGATAGCCTTAGTGACAAGCTACAAAAACGTTACGGTTTGTATACTGATGAGTTTATGGTTTTATATAGAGAAATTCATGAACTAATATTGTCTGTATGGGACAACATTGACGATATAGACTACGACGGGCTTGTTGATCTAAGCGAAGATACAGAAGAACTATTTGAACTATCTCAAACTGGCGATCGTTCTAGTGAAGATCAAGGGCGTGTTGATAGGACATATGCTGCTACAGAAGAGAATCTTGAAAAGATAATTAGCAAGAAAGCACTTAATTTTGCTAAAAGAGTACAAGGCGTTCGTAATGATGTTGTTACAAAAACAAAGATAGACAAGATTGATATTGTCGACGGCGAATTAGTTCTTACGCCCGAAGCGTTTGACGAACTATATAAAAATAAAGATACTGTTGATGATCTAATCGAAGAGTTTGAGGTAATACAAGATTTCTTCGAGACATTAGAAACAGAAGGGCCCGAATACTTTACAACAGTACAAGATTTCTTAGACACGCTTGTAAAATTTTATCAGATCACTGACGATTATAAAAAGACTATGACCGGTCCAGGCGGGCGCCAGTCTCCAGACGACGCTTACAAATTCTACTCACAAACATTAAATAAGATTAGAAACCCGGAAAAAGCAGGAATACGCCCTCGACGACAATCGCCAAGCTTGGAATATCGTATAATGAATTTCTGGGAAAATAGAGCGCCTGACGGATTGCCAACTGCTGACCGAAACGGTAATACTAATGATAAGGCTCGTAAATCACAACATCGTGCTGACATTAAGAAGCAGACTCCCGAAAAAACTCAAGAGCTACTAGCTAAGCGCCGCTTCTGGCAAATACTAACTGATAACTTTGTTGATAACCCTCATAAAGATACGTTTATTAAAACCACTAAAGAAGGTATGCGTGTTATTGATACGCAATTTGAAAAAGGTGAAATTAAAGCGTTAGACAGCGCAGGAAAAGCAATAAAATACTTAGATAAATTAAAGGACCAATTCTATGGATAACCTAAACACAGTAGCAGAACAACTGTTTAACAAACTTAGAGGACAGTTCCCGTCTATTACTATCGGCGATGAAAATGCCACTACAACTAATGTTCCAACTGACGCTCGTTTTTATGACTTTGCGTATGCTCAGGGAAATAATAGTTTAGGGCAAGTTAGCTGCTCACTTGATGATGAAAAAATTACAGTAATGTATAGCGACAACCTAGTAGGTGATCAAGACGATCATGTTAGAAAAGATTGGTACGACTTTCTAAAAGATTTACGTCAGTTTGCTAGATCTAGAATGCTTGGGTTTGATGTGCGTAACATTAATAAAACTAATAATACACGTCGTGACTATAAAACACTAGCAGCAAACAAACTACCTGAGGCAATTAATTTAGAAAATTATATCAAGAATCTATAATTTTTTTATTGACAGACTAAGTAATATTGTGTAGTATATAAACTGTGCTACACACTAAAGGCACACACAAAACATATTAAAAGGCAATTGAAAGGCACTTATTATGACATCTCTAGCAGAAATCCGTGCGAAGCTCGCACAACAAGACAACAACTCCGGCGGCAGCAGAGGCCCGAGTGGTCCAAACCCGATTTATCCATTCTGGAATATTCAAGAAGGACAAAACGCAACGTTCCGTTTCCTTCCTGACAGTGACCCTAATAACACTTTCTTCTGGAAAGAACGTTTGATGATCAAACTTCCGTTCGCAGGAATTAAAGGGCAAACTGATAGCAAGCCTTTGATTGTACAAGTACCATGTATGGAAATGTATGGTGAATCTTGTCCAGTTCTGTCAGAGGTACGTGGATGGTTTAAAGACGCAAGTCTCGAAGACATGGGCCGCAAGTACTGGAAAAAGAAGTCTTACATTTTCCAAGGATTTGTAACTGAAAACCCACTAACTGATGACGAAGCTCCAGAAAACCCAATACGTCGATTTATCATTGGTCCACAGATCTTCCAGATTATTAAGCAGGCTCTTATGGATCCTGATATGGAAGAGCTACCGACTGATTATACTCAGGGCATTGACTTCCGTCTTAATAAGACCAAGAAAGGTGAGTACGCAGACTACTCAACTTCTTCTTGGGCACGTCGTGAACGTCCACTAAGTGATGTGGAAATGCAAGCTGTTAATACTCATGGCTTGTTTAATCTTAATGACTTCTTGCCAGCTAAGCCAGACGAAATTGCGGTAAAGGTTCTTACTGAAATGTTTGAAGCTTCCGTAGACGGCGAAGCATATGATGCTGAAGCTTGGGGGTCTTACTTTAAGGCTCCAGGAGTAGCAACTGGTGATCCAGTAAAATCAGCAGCGCCTGCTCCGACGCCTGCTCCGACGCCTGCTCCAGTAGCAGCACCAGTAGCCGAAGCAGCAAGTGATGTACCGTTTGATGTAGACCCTGCTCCGGCAGCAGCGCCTGCTCCAGCAGCTGATGCTTCTGCTAACTCAGCAGACATTTTGGCAATGATCCGTCAACGCCAACAAGGCTAACAAACTATAGTAGAGCCGAGGCGTTCGGCTCTACTTTTCATTACATTAGGAATAACTCATGACGACGAAGGCTTTTGATCCCTCAAAATTTAGAAAAAGTTTAACTAAATCTATTACAGGTATGAGTTCTGGTTTTAACGATCCTAAGGATTGGATTTCAACCGGTAACTATGCCCTTAACTATCTACTAAGCGGTGACTTTTACAAAGGCATTCCGCTAGGTAAAGTATCAGTATTTGCTGGTGAATCCGGCGCTGGTAAATCTTATATTGTGTCAGGCAACATTGTAAAGTCTGCGCAAGAAAACGGAATCTTTGTAGTACTCATTGATTCTGAGAACGCACTTGACGAGTCTTGGTTAAAAGCGCTTGGTGTTGATACAGGCGATGATAAGATTCTAAAACTTAATATGGCAATGATCGACGATGTTGCTAAAACTATTGCGACCTTTATGGCAGACTACAAAGTAATGCCAGATGAAGATCGCCCAAAGGTTCTTTTTGTAGTTGACTCGCTTGGCATGCTTATGTCCCCAACTGAGCTCAACCAGTTCGAAGCAGGTGACATGAAAGGCGACATGGGCCGTAAAGCAAAAGCACTTAAAGCTCTTGTAACAAACTGTGTTAATATGTTTGGCTCTTACAATGTAGGCATGGTAGTAACTAACCACACTTACGCATCGCAAGACATGTTTGATCCAGATGATAAGATCTCAGGCGGTAGTGGATTTGTATACGCATCCTCAATGGTTGTTGCTATGAAGAAGCTAAAATTAAAAGAAGATGCCGACGGTAATAAAACATCGCAAGTACACGGTATTCGAGCTGCTTGTAAAGTTATGAAGACACGTTACGCTAAGCCGTTCGAAGCAGTACAAGTTAAGATTCCGTACGAGTCTGGAATGGATCCGTATAGTGGTTTGTTTGACATGTTCGAAGCAAAAGGTCTTGTAAAGAAGCAAGGCAATCGTTACTTGTATGTCGACCGTGATGGAAATGAAATCTTAGAGTATCGTAAAAATTGGACCGGTGAATTTCTTGATCGAGTAATGTCAGAGTTTCTTTTGAATGAGCAGGACAGTATAAATACCGTTGAAGATTTATCAGTTGACGAGGCTATCGAAGCCGAAGTTGTTGAAACAGAGTAAGGGGATTATCTGTGGACGAGAATCAAGTTACAGATACTTGGGGTGTTTTTAAAGAATACCTCGATAAGAAAAGCATAACCGACGTAGCTGAACGCTACGTCGACTTGCTTGTAGACTACGGTGTTTCTGATGAAACACTCAAGGACTGCTTAGGACACGACGAACTTCTAGACAGCGCTATTGAATATTATTTAGACGAAGAAGTTGAAGAAGAAGTAACAGAGGATTGGAACTAAGGGTGCTTGAATTAACCATTGTTAGCTTAGTGCTACTAGTCCTTTTTGTAGTAGTACTCAGTAAAGCAGTAGCTAAGACATTTATGAGACAACCGATTGTTTCTGTTCTACTGTTAATTTTTCTATTACCAATCTGGATGATTTGGGTAATTGTAGAAATCTTTACAGGTGATATTAAGTAATGGGGTGGTATAGTGAGATATCTCGAAACTTAACTAAGATTCCAGATGCTGTAGCATTCTACAATGACGAGTTAGATAAAGCTAGGGCAGAAGTAAAACTATATGGTAATATAGAAAAAGCTTCTGCCGCTATGCCCGGTATTGTTGAGTATCGTTTTAATCAGCTACAAGAGCTTGAGGCTATTCTTAACTACTTAAATATAGAGCTACGTAAATTACGTAGTAAATTTTTTAAGAAGTATTTAGAAAACTATCAACGAGCGTTGAGTAGTCGCGATGTAGAAAAATACGTCGACGGCGAAGCTGATGTAGTTGACTATGAAAAGCTTGTAAATGAATTTGCGCTTATTCGTAATAACTGGCTAGGCATTTTAAAAGGCCTTGATCAAAAGCAATGGCAGATAACTAACATTGTAAAACTTAGAGTAGCTGGGATGGAAGACGCAACGGTATAGTGTATAATAAAGAAATAATTAAACAAAACATTATACACTGGCCTGAGTTAAATATAAATTACTGGGGTATCAATAAAAATGCCACATCTACAATTACACTACATCTCGGGCAGCTAGTTGGCGATATTTCCAAGCCTTCCCAAGAAGAAGTATTGCAAGGAGTAGCTTGGAAGACAGCTAATAAAAATAGATACATATCATCTGAACAAGCATTAAGTAACGGGTGTAAAAATTTCTGCGTGATCAGAAATCCATATAATAGATTCGTGTCGTGTTATAATCATCTTGCTTACCCGCAGCATGATATTCAAAAAATTACACAAGCAAAGACTAGGTTTGATGTCACGTGGACGCCCGATGACTTTATGGAACATATTGCTAAAACATTCAAAACAGGAAAAAAGATAAACAAGCATTGGCGGCAGCAAATAGATTTTATTCGAGATCTTTCTAATTTTACAATAGTAATTAGGATGGAAGATTTTAATAACTCTTGGCAAGCGCAATTAGATTATCCTGCTCCAAAAATTATCTCCAACCAGTCCTCGAACACTATTCTACAGTTCGATCGTCAGCGACTGTATGAAATATATCAGAATGATTTCCTGGCGCTGGGGTATGATGTTAAATAGTATATTAAAATATTGATAGGTAAGAAATGAAAAGAGTATTTGATTATTGGATGCCCGACACAGACGACCATTTTGAAAGACTGATTACAAAACGTGTTAACAATGGCGGACCGCCAGAGTATCAAGACGATGTAAGAGACGAAGCATATAAGTATGTAACTGATTTCGATGTAGTAGTAGACGCAGGCGCTAATGTAGGACTATGGGCAAAGCCATTGGCAAAAAAGTTCAACAAAGTAATTG